ATGCTTTTAACATTGCTTCATCTTGAGCATAGTGTGCAGTAAGTCTTGGTTCTTGCGCCGCGAAGTCTCCGCCTACAAACATGTAGCCATCTTTTGCTTTAAACATTAAACGAATCTCTCTATTATGAGAAGGAATATTTTGCATATTAGGTTCACTAGAACTAAAACGACCAGTGTCTGTTCCTAATTGATTAAATGAACAATGAAGTCTATTATCTCTTTCATTTAACAAAGTTGGTAATTTATCAATATATGTATCAATTAATTTTTTAATGCCTCGCAGGTCTAAAATTAAACTACAAATTTTTAAATTATTTTCTTTAGCAATTCGTACTAAAATCTCTTCACCTGTTCCTCTTGGTTTTAATTTATCAACAGGCTTTATTTTTAGAATGTCATATAATAAAATTGCAAGTTGTGTTGGACTTCCAAAATTAATTGGCTCTGACAACTTTTTTGCTAGTTTAACACCCTCTGCCGATAGTTTCCATTTGTCAATAACAGGCTGATATTTCTTAATTTCATTATCAAGTTCTTCTTGTACTTTTTTTAGTCGGTCATTATACTTCTTGCTTAATTTTTCAGTGTAGACTAAATCAAGTTCAATTCCACGAAGTTCAAGGTCTGCAGTAACTTCAACAAGAGGAATCTCAAGTTCCATTAATAAATTATATACTGACATTAAATCATCATTAGAAGATAAAAAGTTCTCTTGCCATTTATATAATTCATATGTCATAATAGCATCAGTTGCGGCGTATAATGCAAAAATATCAGGGTCAACCAATTCATACTTAACATTCTCAAATAAATGTTCAATAGAATATTTCTCCTGGTCTGAATTAATCTTATCAATATATTGTTGTTTTAGTCCTGCAGAGCGTTCATTTTCATTGATGATTCTTGATGCAATCATTGTGTCCCAATAGGCTACAAAATGAACATGGCAAGTCATTTCAATAACTTTTGTATCGAATTTTGCATTGTGCATAATAATTTTTACATTTGATTTTTTTAAACGAAAAAATTGTTCTTTAACATCTTCTTCTGTTAATTGCCATGCTAATCTCTCATTAGTTTTATAATTTACATGATTCAAAGGAACATAACATTGTTTCATTCCCTCAGTATAAAAACATGGACCCATTAATTTACATGTCAAAGGATCCAAACTATTATTTGTTTCAGTATCAATGACAATCAGACCATTTTGAATAGCCTTGTCAAAATACTCCACTAATTGTTTTTTTGTTTTAATGACTAAAGTATCATTAATTCTATGACCAAGAGTCTTTAGAACATTTTCCTTAATAATGACTAATCTATCTTCAATAGATAATTTTTTTGATTTTATTTGTTTTTTAACAGCAGTCTTTAAATCCTTTGGATTAGATATTTTATTAATTATTTTCTTAGCCTTGTCTGGGGTGCTGGCTATATTAAATTCAGCACCCCATAAACTCTCAAATTCTGCCACTATAAAGTCCTCTAGTATGTATATCTACGAGGTCTATTTGCTGTTGGGTCAGTGCTTGTTGGGTCAGTGGTTGTTGTAGATGGTTGTGTAGGAGGCACTGTTCCAACTGTTTGAACAGGTGCTTCTATATTTGTACGATAAACATCCGATTGTTGTGTAGTGTTTGTTGTTTGCACAGAAGATGCAAGTGTGTCAGTTGGAGTTTTCACTCTTTCTGGAAATTTTCCTGTGTGTACAAATGTTCTCATTTCTTCTGCAGTCTTTTCAAGATAGAAAAATTTATTAATTTCAAATCCATCAAATGCTGAGAAGTCTTTTGTATAAATCTCTGCTTTATAAATAGCAGGATTTGCATAGAGAATATCATAGGTAGTCTTTGTATCACCTTTTTTGCCATGACGCTTAATTTTAAAGATTACATCTGAAAGTGTGCCATATTCTCTAAATAAATTTTCAATAGTTTTACTGAAATATGCAGGTCTTTCCCACACTTTTCCTTGAGCTGATACTTGTCCATTTGAATCTGTTGTATATTGAATTAATTTAACATACATCTTGTCATATACACGATGTCCTACTTCACATAATGGACATTTGCTTAGTGGTTCTGTCCCTGTTCTTAAACAACTAACTCTTCTTTGTTTTCCATCAACCTCAACAGCATGTACTGTTACTAAATGAAACTCTTCAGTTGAATTATAGATAAAGCGAACTGTCGCCTCATCACCATCGTCCTTGAGTCCAAAGTAAGACACCTTATAATCACCTGTGCCTTTTTTCTCTTCCTTTTCTAAGTAAGAGGAATAATTAAATCTTGCCATAATATATTTTCTCCTTTTCTAATTGAACTTTTATTGCTCATCTTAATTATACATTATATTTTTTAGTTTGTCAACATTAATCTGTCAAATTCTTCTTTTGTTAGGTCATTAACATCCTTTCCTCTTGGAATTTTTATGATATTCATAAAAGCACCTTTATTACCAAGATTCTTTATAAAATTTTTAGTGCCTCTATCTCCAGCCTCATCTCCATCAAAACATAAATTATACACTCTTATGCCTGATTTTGATAAAATCTCATATTGTATTTTTGTTCCTGTTCCAAATAAAGCAATTGCTGGATAGCCCCATGACCACAAAGTAAGAGCATTTATTTGTGATTCACATACATACACACTCTTTGCATTCATCTGCCTGATAAAATTTAATAGATAAACAGGCTTTTCTTTATCAGCATCAATAATAAATGTTTTATCTATTACACTTCTTCTTGTAAGCATTAACAACCTGTTTCTATCATCCCACACAGGAAATACAATTGACTTTGTTTCAGGGTCATACTTTATCTTAAACTTTTCAATAACTTCTGTAGTTAATTTTCTTTGTGTCATATAAGGATGATAACTTTGAAATTTATCTAAAATACTTTCATCTAAGTACTGCACTTTTTTTGTATTGAAGTCAATTGGTAAAAGTTCTAATTGTTTTTCAATAACAGTATTTCCATATCTCTCTAATAGCCATTTCTTACCAAAGGTTGGTGTTGAATTAAAGCACTCTCCAACAAACTTTTCAAACTTACCAGAGGCACCACAAGTAAAGCAGTGCCAAATACCATCATCAATATCAATATAACAGGAACTATTATTTTCTTTTCCATCAGAGTGAACAGGACATGTAACTCGTATTCCAGAGGCTGTTCTTCTAATTGATGATAGTTTTCCATTTGTCAGTTCTGATTTTATATTTTTTAAAATTTCCTCAATATCTTCAGTTACTAATCTATTTCCTATTTGTATCATTATAGTTCTCCAAGTATTTCCAGTGATATCCGCTCACGCCATTTTTTGAAGAGAACAAATTCATTAAAACACTTCCCTACCATCTGTGTTCATATCATATCTACCGTGATAAGTATTTGTATCTTCCTCTTCTTGTGCTGACTCTTCTCCCTCTGATTCGGGAATATATATGAATATACCTCTATTAAAATCAACTCTATATGAAAGTGATTTTCCATTCTCACTATCTCTAGATTTTACAAGAGTTAATTTAATAATGTCATCTTTCTTCTCCAGAAAAATAATTACAGTTGAATCTTGACCAATTCTATCTGATTGGGCGATTTGTGTTGTATCAACTTTTCCTGATTCACTAGTTGTTCTATTTTGTTGAGACACACTGATAATAGGAATTTTTCTCATAACCTGTAGATTTTTCAAGTCTTTTGAGATATTGGCCGCCTTTTCAACAGGATTCCTTGCTTTTCTATCATCTTCTAATAAAGAGTGTTGGTCTATAAATAAAATATCTAATTTTTCTTTTTCAATAAATGTTCTCAATGAATTAACACCTGCAGGACCATCAATCATATTTGGAGTTAGCACTTTAATAGAGCCTTTGTATTTTGTGGGCAACTCATCAATAAATTTTTTATAATCATTTTGCACCGCAATATTACCATGAATAATACTACCATTAGAAATATTTCCAATAAGAGTGTCTAGACGATATCCAACTTTCTTTTCGCTCATCTCACCTGAGTATAGTCCAACATTTAAGCCTTGTTCTGCGGCCGCGGCGGCACTTTTTAGTAAAATCCATGATTTACCATAGTTTGTTCTTGCAACAATTGTTCCAAGTTCTTCTTCTCTGTCCCAACCACCAATTATTTTATCAAGTTCTGGAAAACCTGTCTTAACATAAAATTTATTATAGTCTTTTGTTCTCTCAACATAAGCCTCATATCTTGAAGTATCTTTTAAGATGTCAACACACTGCAAGGCAACTCCAGTTGACATTGTCTCAGATGATTTTTTAAAGAGAATCATCGCTTCATCTGATTTTCCTTCCATTAACAATGACCTTATTTTATTGAACACATTTGCAAGATTTCTTGTATTTTTATCTGATACAAGTTCTGACATTAAATATGAATGCTTTTCTTCAACATTAATAACTTCAAAGTCTGGGAATCTACTTAAAAAGGATTCTAAATCAGGAACATATCCATATCTATCAAGATGATTCTTTATAAAATTAAACTCATCTGAATACTCTGAAAAATATTCTTCTGTAAGATTGTTTAATACAATCATTGATGAATCTTTATCTTTAAGTATTTTGTTTAAAACTTGTAGTTGTATCATATTATATGCCTCTCTTGTCAGAACCTTTTAGTTCAATATCTTGACTAAGATTGACAATTCTTGAATAAAGTCTATCTCCAAGTGCTTTGTGCATTTCTACCGCTGTAAGATTTGAGGTAAATATATTAGACTTACCATCAGCAATTCTAGCCTCAATCATGCTGTATAAATGCTCAGATTCAAATATAGAGGTTTGCTTTGTCGCAATATCATCCCAAACAACAATATCACAGGTAAGAATATTCTCTTTTATGTGTGCTACATAATCACTTTTTTCTGAAATATTTTCTTTTAAAGACAAAAGAAATCTAGGAACATTTATAAATAATGCTCTGCATCTGAGAGAAGATTTAAGCCACACTCTATTAAAATATGTTTGTATAAATCTCAATGCCCAACTTGATTTTCCATTTCCAGTATTGGTTGAATGTATATAAAGATTTTTCCCTTGAGATATAAAACTCTCTATATTATTTTCAATGTTTTTAAGGGCACTAAAGGCCTGCTCATCTGTGCCGTCTGCATCAATTCTTAATGCAACATGTTTTCTTTGAGATGCAGAAATAAGTGCTTCTTTATATAAATAGTCTAACTTAAAAAGTCTCATGCAAAAAGAATCACAGTCTTTTTGATTGCACTCATCTTTTAGCCAGCAGTCTTTATTTTCAGTCATTCAGTATCTCCTTACTTGTATAGTTATACACTTTTTTAAAGCGTTGTGTGATATTTAATTTTATTTAGTGTTTTGTGAACATCTTGTTTGTCATTTAACCATGCAGTTTTAACAAACGCATGATTTTTATTTTTAGGATTAGTCGCAATAACAATTGTCACATCTCTTGTTTCATCATAAGACACTCTAACAACATATTTTGTTACATGCCATCCTGGTCCTAGTGCATAATAGTCTTTACTAAGTTGTACTTCAAAAGGTGCTACTTGATTTTTTGTTAAGGACATAACAGCAGAAATAATTTTTGTCTTTTGCATACGATGCTTATAATCTGCAATGTCAACATGTTGTTCTTCAAAATGTCTTGACAGGCCAATAGTTTTAATGTTTCTTTGAATCATCATCACATCTTCATTGACACCTGTTGGCATAAATACCTCTTCATGAAATAGTTTACTAAACATATAAAATCTCTTCTATATCTATATTAACAGTATATCATTTTTAACTATTGTTGTCAATATGAAAATTAATAAACAGTGTCTCCTAAAGTATCTAGTGTTGCTCTCTTTTGTGTTGTAACTCTAGGCTGTTTTGATTTTATTTCTTTTTTAATTTTGACATCTTTTTCATAAACTGAAATTGCCCAATTACAATCTCTATATCCTTGAATTGTAGCAATATGAACAAGTCTTAATGCAAGGTCTAAATCACCTTTTGTGTATGTATTTAAAGTCTCTTGAAATAATTTTATTGATGCTTTTGATAAATAGTTTCCTTTAGGACTTGCAAATATTGCATCTACCCAATCTCTAAGTGCTGTTAATAGTTCATAATCTGAACACTGTATTGAATTTTTAAGAGCAGTAATAATTGCCTGTCTTTTTGATTCTCTAGGTTCTTTCTTCGCTAACCCACCAAGTTTCTTTGAAATATCTTTCAGCAATGAGACATCATCATTTGTAATAACAGATGCAAATAATTTAACATCTAATTTCATTATATCTGGATTGTCCTGATGCTTTAATAAAATACCAATCTTCATAAGTTTAGAGTCTATTCTTAATTGTTCTTCAATTGAAAGAGTTGTTCTAATGAAAACATATTTTCTATCAAGTTTAAAATATTCATTGTCTACTAATTTCCCTTTTATTGTTGCTTTTTCATAAATAGACAAAAGTTCTGAGATATATACCGCTGTATTTAATCCAAATATTTGAGCAGTTTTTATGTTAAAACTAATATAATTATTTGAATTTAAAAGTTCTATAAGCATAATAATTCCTTAACTCTCCTATCTTTAGCCACACTAGAAATTAATTTATTTACAGCTTTTGATAATTTTTTTCTTGAGTCTAAGTCTTTTATTTTATCAAGAGTTCTTTTTAATGATGACATGTCAGCCTCATACATGTTTAAAAAATAAATAATATAATCATTGTCAAGTTCTCTTAAAGCAGTTAGAAGTTTTCTATGAGAAAACTCAAATTGATAGACAACTTTTGTAGTTGTTTTAATTTCTACATTTTCTTCTATTTCTAAATCTTCTTCTATATCAATATCATCACTATTTTCAATGACTTCATTAGTTGACAATTCATCTTCATCATACTCAATTAAATCATCATCAATGTTTTCCTCTACATCATCTTCTATTTCAACTGTCTTAGCACTTCTAATCTTTCTAAATGTATCATTAAAACAGATGAGGTCTAAAATAATTGCCAGTAGAAAATTTTCTTTAGATAAATAGTAAGTTATAATATCCTTACATCTTGCATCTTCTTCACTCCCATCAACTGTTGACATATACTTATACACATTAGCCCTGTAACCAAATGATTCTAATTGTCTTTCTATTGAATCAGTTTGAAAATTAAGTTTACGCTTATCCATATTGTAATACTGATAGTATCTCATTCTAGTTGAATAAATACATCTATTAATTACTTTATCTGGAGCCTGTGGGTCATTATATAATTTATTTGATGGGTCTTTCCACCTTCTATATTTAAAGGCAACAAAAAAAGACTCTGCCAACCATGATGTAAAATCTGATATATCAAGTTTTGTACTTTTTGATGTTCTATAGAATTTATATACATTTGACCAGTATCTACACATCAAAGCAGAAAAATAATAACTTCTTTCAGGCTCTGAATGTTCATGCTCAAGATATAAATTTGCTAACTTATTCTTGTTCATTGTCTCCCAATTTGGAATGTTATTAGCAAACTTTAGGTATGTTTGTCTTATTTCTTCTAACAATCTCATATCCTCCTTCGTAGTGTTCATGTCTATTACCTTTCATATTTATAATGAGTGTTCTTTACAATATTTTATTATTTCATCTTTGTTCATGATTACTGCTCATACTCTGTAAAAACTAGTGGATATTTTATGCCTTCAATTGTTACATGCCATCCCTTATATTGTTGTTTATATCCACGACCTTTTCTATAAACTAGCCTCTTATAATTAATTTCAGGAACCTCAAGCAGTGCTACAGGAGAGCCTACTCTATGATGATTTTCTAATGTGTCTTCTTGTGTGTCTGTTAATCTGAATGTGCGTTTAATTTTAAAGCCTAAAGCATCTCCAACTTTCTTAGCAATGTGTTGCCAGTGTGGTCCATGCACATCATTGTAGATGTTGTAAGCATGACATAATTCATGCACAATTGTGTTTTCAGTTT